GTCCATAGATATATCCATTTATCTAAATATATAAAATACGGTGAAAATAAAAAATACGAAATAGATAAATATATATAGTATATATTTTTTACTTCATTTATCGTAATAAAAATAATAAATGAATAAATAAATAATTTTATTGAAAAGATTTAAAATCTATACAATATATTATTTAGGGACGAAAATGTTGAGCATGAATAAATCTGAAAAATTATTAACTCCTGACGAGAATCGCTATGTAATGTTTCCAATTCAATATAACGATGTTTGGGAAATGTATAAAAGACAAATGGAATGTTTTTGGCGCGCTGAGGAAGTAGATTTATCTAAAGATTTAACAGATTGGAAACGCTTAACAACGGATGAACAAAATTTTATTAAGATGGTATTGGCATTTTTTGCGGCGTCAGATGGCGTAGTATTAGAAAATTTAGCAGTACGATTTATGGAAGACGTTCAAGTATCAGAAGTGCGCGCTTTTTATGGATTTCAAATAGCAATGGAAAATATTCACTCTGAAATGTATAGTATTTTAATAGATACTTATATTTCAGATAGTAATGAAAAGAAAAAATTGTTTGAAGCAACACAAAATTATCCATGTATTAAAAAAAAATCAGATTGGGCTAAAAAATGGATGACAGATAAAAGTAGTAGTTTTGCTACTCGTTTAGTTGCGTTTGCTGCTGTAGAAGGTATATTTTTTTCTTCATCATTTGCTGCTATTTATTGGATAAAAAAAAGAGGTTTAATGCCTGGACTTACTTTATCAAATGAGTTCATATCTCGCGATGAAGCATTACATACAGAATTTGCCGTATTATTGTATTCTAAATTAGAAAATAAATTAGAAAATAAAATAATTATAGAAATAATAAGAGATGCTGTTGAAATAGAAAAGATTTTTATTACAGAATCTATACCTTGCCGAATGATAGGAATGAATTCAAAATTAATGACCCAATATATAGAATTTATGGGGGATCGATTATGTCTACAATTGGGTTATAATAAAATATACGGTTCAAGTAATCCTTTTGATTTTATGGAATTAATTAGCATAGATTCTAAAGTGAATTTTTTTGAACGTACAAATTCTGAATACGCTTTAGCGAATAAAACAATAGAAGATGATGTATTTGAATTTAAGGCCGATTTTTAAATTGAAAATGTGGTAAATTTTCATTAGGAACTCTATCACCGAATGTATATATACGATTTAATATATAATATGAAAAACTAGTGTCAGACATTAAGTTATTTAAATTAAAGCGACGCGAATAAGCAAAAATGGAAAAATAACTTCTGCATACGGTTTTATATAATTGATAATCCATACTTAAACGGTATTTTAATCTATTTCTAAAAAATGTTTTATTTAATTCATCTACACAATCACGAAACAATATTTTATATCTATCATCATAACTCCAAATTAAATTAACTAATACTTGTGGAATCAACTTTTTTTGACCGAATTGTAAATGCATATTTTAAATATAAATAATTGTATTTATTTACTATTCCGTTTTTATATTTTATTCAATTTTTTATATTTAAAAAATTGATGAAAAATAATAAATAATAACAAAATAATATATACAACCAAGATGGAAGAATCATTAATAGAAAAATATAAATATACTTTTGTATTAACAGGTAATCGTGAATTTACAGCGCGATTTGAGAAAATAGATCAATCAACCAATACATTACATGTATCGGATTACACAGACAACAATGGAAGTACTCCTGGTATACGAACAATGCCCTTTCGATGGGTAAAAAAAGTACAATTATTAGATAACTTCGATGATATTGAAACTATTGAATTAATATCAACTACTAGTAATAAAAATAAAAAACCAAAAAAAGTAAATAATTATATGAGTTAAAGATTCATAAAAATATAATTAATATGTTATTTTAATTAAAAACGTATTTTTTTCTTTTTAAAATATTGTTCAATTTCATTTAATTCTTTTAACATTTCAAACCCGTCTTCTATATGTTCGTTTATATTATCAGTATCATATTTATGTATTTTATATCTATAACGAATATTATTCATTAAATAAGACCCTCCTAACATTTTATGAAACATTTTATTTATTCTTTTGTAACTAATATTATTAATATTATTAGTAATATAATTATTACTCCAATTCCCATATTGATAACCTAACCTATTGCATAATCTTAATTTATTACGATATAAACTTCTAATAATAATTTTATTATTCATATTTTTAATTATAAAATCCAGTTATAATTAAAATCAATTTTTTATAAATTCAGTTTATCTTTTAAAATGGTAGTCCAGAAATATTCACCTATTAAAATTAAAGCGTTGCAGAATAATAGTAATACTTTAAAAGGTAATTGATCATTTGTATTAACAGATACTTTAATAAAATCTTTTATAGTTATTAACTCACTAGTAATATTATAAATATCTAATTCACGTTCACTATCTATTAAAATATGATTATGTTCTAGATTATATGTAATTTCATCATCATTATTTTCAGAATTATAATTTAATATATATTTATTTAAAAATTTTTCATCCAAGTGATCAATATTACTAGGATTAATATTAATTATAACTTCTTCATTATTAATTTCATTATTTTTAAATTCATTAATATTAAAATCAGTTATAGAATAACATTTTCTTTTTATTTCTTCTTTATTCATACAAGTACTCGGTAATTGTTTAGTTAGTAAAAAAATATTTTTTAAATTACATATTTTATTTCTTTTAATTAAATAATTTTCAATAAACTTATCCATAGGAGTATTAGCAATCCACATTAAGTCATGAAATTCATAAATCACTTCCTCTATTTTATATAATATATTAGTTAGTTCATTTTTAATATTATGTAAATAATCAGAATTTTTTCGCGTGAGTGAACTAGTGACATCATCTAATTCTTTGTAAACATCATCCTTTGATATTATATCCTTTTCATTTAAATCTAAATCATTTATATTTTTATTTACATCTTCAGATTTATAAAAATCGCGTAATTTACGTAAGTCATCTAATCGATCTTGAAAGTATCTACTTTCATCATTAGTCATTTGTCTTAATCCCTCAATATCGCTATAGATTAAATTAATTTTTGAATTTAAATCCATATAACGTAGTTTATGTATTTGATTATTAAAAATACCATTCCAATAATACGAAATTAAAAATAAATAACTATATTTTTTTTGTAGTTGTTTTATCTTTTTCCATTCATATACAGGTTTAATTTTAATTTGTTCTAAATATTTTAATGTAGTTACAGAGGAACGTTGTCTTAATTTAAGAGGAGAAGACAATGATCTCATTAATTATATATAATTATATATAATATTATTATAATTATATTACTCATCATTATAAATACTTAACGTTCTAGCGCTTGAATCTTGTGCGTTTACATACTTTGGCATCCAAAAATACGGTAAAATTTTAGAATATCCTGAATAATATTTTTCAAAAATATCACGGTAATAATATTGTTCTGATGTAGTAGGTAACAAGTAGTTATTTGTACTCATCATATTATTTTGACAAATAAAAGAATATTTATTAACATTATTATCAATTTCACCATCAAATTTAACATTTTCTTCAAAATATTTATCAGTAAACTCTTGTATAATAGTATATAAAGAACGAGAATGTTTAGAAACGCCATCACTAAACGCTTCTTTACGTCTCCATAAAATAGATTCAGGCAACAATGGTTTTTGATTATCTCGTTCATTAATATATGATATATCAGAAAAAGCGCTACGTAATAAATATTTTTCCATTTTATTTTTAGAATAAATACCATCTTTATTAAAACGAATTTCAGGTGAAATTGACATATAATATTGTACGAATGATCTATCTAAGAAAGGGGTTCTAGGTTCTAATCCATGTGAAGAAATACATTTATCAGAACGCAATACATCAAATGTATAAATATTGTTTAATAATCTTCGGCATTCTTTATCGAATTCAAGACAATTATCGGCGTGCGAAATATATAAATATCCACCCATTAATTCATCAGAACCATCTCCATTAAAAATAACTTTTGCTTTACTATGTTTAGATATATATTCTCCAAGTAACCAATTACCAATACTAGCGCGTACAGTTGTAGTGTCAAAACTTTCAATATCTCGAATTACATTTGGTATAGCGTTTAACATATCTTTTTCACTAATAATGATTTCAGTATGTTTTGTATTTAAATGATTTGCCACAACACGTGCGTTAATTAAATCTTCTGAATTCTCAATACCTATACTATATGTTTCTAATGTAGGTAAATTATTTTTCACATGATAATCATTGACTAATGCCGTAATTAAACTACTGTCTAAACCACCCGATAATAAACAAGCGATTTGTCTATCAGAATTAATACATCTTTTTTCAACCGCATTTTGTAAATGTATACGAATATCATGTAAAATATTATTAAATGTTATATAAGATGGATTATTATTATAAGTATGTAAAGGAGTATAAAATCCGATATCATGATATCTAGTATTTAATTTTTTCTTAATCCAATATTTATTCACTCCATAATGTAAATAAAATTCAGAATACGTTCCAGGAACAATATGCTTAATATTATAAATTTTATTTTCCACGTTTTCGTCATTTTCCATATTAAGTGTATTGCATAATAAAGATAATTGTTTTAATTCACTAGCGAAACCATATGTTATATTCTTATTTTTTTTAGATGTATTTGTATGTTGTAGTGTATACATAGGTCGAATACCATATGGATCTCTTGCTACATACAAACGATGTTCACCAGTATAACTTCTAAAATCAATTAATATAAAAGCAAATACACCATCTAGTAATTGTAAAGTATGTTCAATGCCAAATTTTTTATATAAATGAACAATAATTTCACAATCGGAATCTGTATTGTAATCTGTAATTTCTAATAATTTAATTAATTGTTTATGATTATATATTTCACCATTGCATATAACACCAATATTATCTATAATAATAGGTTGATTTGATTCATCATTCAACCCATTAATTGCTAATCTATGAAAACCAAATAGGGTTTGTGTCATAATATTTTTTAAACATGAATGTTCTGGACCTCGTCCTTTACCTTTATTAAATGAATCTTCAATAATATCCTGATGTAAATTATTATTTAATAGTGCAAATATACCACACATTATAAACTAATAGAAAATATCTTTAAATATTTTATTTAATTATTAAAAGTTATTGTGTATTATTATAATATACTATTATGAATAAAATAATAGATAATTTACCACATAGAAAAAAATCAAAAAATCAAAAAATTATTGATAATTTTAGTAATGTAAATGTAGTAAAAGATGATAATAAAAATATAAAAGGAGTATATTTAAACAATCATTTAGGATTAGCAGGAAGTGAAATTAAATTATCAAATAAACCTTTAGATATAAATTTAGAAAAAGATGATTTTGGTAATATAATGTCGTTTTTGATTAAACAAAAAAAAATAAATAATGAACCCAAAGAATTAAGTGAAGATATAGTTGAAGATGAAGTTGAAAATTTTACTAATGTCCAAGAACCATTTACATTAGACGGTATTAGCAATTATTACTTTGCTTCTTTAATGGCAATTATGTTATTTTATATTTATAGAAGTATTAAACATTAAATAATATAATTTATATAATTACAAAATTATTATATAAATTTAAATACGGTAACGTTTAAATAATTCTAATGCTACTAAAGCGCCGAATATTTGAGATGCGCAAGTAGGAACTAATTGTTCGCTTGGTTCTTTACCAGCAGCAGCAAGTACAATAGAAACAGCAGGATTAGGAATAACTTGGTATAATAAATAAATTAAAGTTAAAGATAACCCAATTGCTAAAGCATTACTTGTAGATAATATAACATAAACAAAAAATATAGATGTCAAAAAATCAACTAAATATTTATACATAAGTATTTATATATGATATAATAGGAAAAAAATATAAATGTTTATTTAAGTTATAGTTTCTATTTAAGCATTATCTCCTTCTGCTGGTGCTGGGTCAGCTTCTCCTTCTCCTTCTGCTGGTGCTGGGTCAGCTTCTCCTTCTGCTGGTGCTGGTGCGGGTGCTGGTGCGGGTGCTGGTGCTGGTGCTGGTGCTGGTGCGGGTGCTGGTGCTGGTGCTGGTGCTGGTGCGGGTGCTGGTGCTGGTGCGGGTGCTGGTGCTGGTGCGGGTGCTGCAGCACGTGGAAGTTGTTTATTTAAGGCACGTAATTTTCTATAACGAATATAATCAGAAGAATCAGGTACATATTTACTATTGCTACCTAATTCAATTTTTGTACCATTATTACTTATTGGACGACTCATATGACTAACAGCGCGAAATGGTGTAGTAGTAACCGGTACTGCTGTACCATCAACCGTAATAGTTCCAGAAGCGGCGCCTTGATTCCATGATTTTAATAAAACTCTACGGGACATTGTTGTTTGACTATCTGCTTGAGAGGGCATAATTATGATATATTATATAATAATATATTTATTCTAAATATTATATGTTCAAAAATATATAATAATATTGTTAAATAATTTATATGGAAGAAGATTTATCGTTAAATTCTATAGAATATGATAATAATCCTATAAATGATATTACAATGCAATTTTTAATGAATAAAGATAAATATAATAAATATCTTTTAAAAAAAGATCCAGAACAAAATTTAGAAAAAAATAAATACAAAAATGATTTATTAGATTTAAAAGGAGAAATAATGACTATAACTGAAGAATTAATAAATAACTATGAAGATATTATAAATAATGATGTAAATGAATCTTTTCAAATATATACTAAATCTATTATAAAGTACTTAAATCATAAAAAAATAGAATCCTTAAATAAATATAATGATTTAAATAATGATGAATGTAATAGTGATGAATATAATAGTGATGAATATAATAGTGATACAAATACAAATCAATTTAGTAATATATCATCAAAATCTTATTGGGGTAGTAATATATTAAAAAGACTATAATTTTTATAAAATATAGTGTTATTTTATAAAATATGAAAAATAAAACATTAAAAAATAAAAAATTTAGATATTCTAATTGTGGACCTATAAAACGAAATAAAACCAAAAAAAATAGTTGTTTAGATGATAAATCAATTATATATTTAAAAAATGTATATAATGAACACAATAAACAACATAAAATTACAAGTAATAATCCTAAAAAGATATGGGTCGAATTAAAAAGAAATATTCATGAATGTAATAACGAACAGTGTTGGTTAAAATTTATAAATAATAAAAAGATTGTAGATAAAATAAATAAAATATATTTTGCTCCAAAACAACCTTTAACTTGGAAAAAAAATCCTAATATGTGGTTATACGATAGAGATATTTTTAATGTATTAAAACAATATGAAATAGAATATCCAAGTTTTAGGTTTATAGGTCCAACACCAATCGATTTTGATAGTTCAATTGATATTTTTCATAATTGTGTTACGCAAGAAATGTGCGATTTTTCTTTAGAAAATTATTTACATAATAAAATAAACAAAATCGGTATAATATTTAATTTAGATAAACATTATGAATCGGGTTCACATTGGACATCATTGTTTATAGATTTAACAGATAATTTTATTTATTATATGGATAGTGTAGGAAATACGTATCCTAACGAAGTTGATATCTTTATAAAAAGAATAATATCAGAAAATAAAAAATTAAACCGAAAGGATTTTAAATTATATGTAAATAATATCGAACACCAAAAAGGAGATTCAGAATGCGGAATGTATTCGTTGTATTTTATAATTACTTTATTAACAGATAAGGTTAATAACAAAAAATTTAAATCTTATGACGATAAAATTAAATATTTTTCTAAAAAACGTATAACAGATAACTTTATATTTCAGCATAGAGATAAATATTTTAATAAATAATAATATATAATTATTATATAAATGTCTACAAATAATACAAAAGAAATTATTAATAGGAAAAAATATGAAAAATTAATTCAAGATATAAAAAGTCAAAATTTAGATATACAAGATAGCAAAGAAAATAGAAAACTAAAGTTGAAAAACATAGTAACTATTATCAATAATTTTAAAAATCGTAATTCATTGAGTACTAAATTGAAAAAATATACTTTAGACCCGATTATATACTATAGTTCATATATAATAAATGAATTAGAATGCTTAATAAAAGATACTTATAACAGTATAAATAAAATTAAAGACCCAACAGTAAAAACTACTATTACAATATGGCCTACCGATGAACCTAATAGTAA